AATTAAACTATCTAACTGCTCTACCTCATATCCACATTTGACAATTTGTTTTTTATACTTTAACAATAGTTTAGAAAATAGTTTGTCTTGATTTGATGTTATAAACTTTTGTTTTGTAATTTGAAAATTAATGTTGCTAAAAAAACCATAATCTTTCTTACTAAGGTGCAAGTGCCCAGCACACATCCAAACTGTTAGTTGATCTTTACTCAGGAACATCTTAATATTGTATAAAATTTTTTTAATAAAATCAAGTAAAATCTTAAGTGTATTTAAATTTTTGATCTTTTAATTCTGTAACTTTAAGTTCAAGGCGGCTAGTAGGATCTTCAATTATTCCGTTAAACATAGTGTTGAATGCTAAGGTATATCTATTTTCTTTACCGGTATGTGTAGAGATAGCATGTTCAAGCATACTAGGCCACATTATAAGTTTTCCCTTTTCAGGTTTTATTTTTACTTTTTGTGTATTGTTTTTTCCTCTAGGGCCCAAAAAATATTTCCAGTGATCATACACTACATCCTCATAGTAAAAACAAGTTTCTGATCTATCGCAATCGTTCATGTAATACAAACCACTAAAAAATGAAAATGGGTGACGATGCCGATGTGCGTATTGACCAAATGATGATTTAGTAGCCCATAAATCACAAATTTTTAATTTAATATTTGTATCTTTGTTATTAAAATGTTTTTCTAAAATTTGCTGGGCACAATTCTCTAACCAAGAGTATAATTCTTCATCATAAAAACTTGAAAAAAAATCATCTGTTTTTTCATAACCCAGTTGAGAAGGATTATTATTTTCTTTATGACTATATACACTTTCGTAGTGCAAATTTTTTACTTTAGGTAATATTTTATCAACCAATGCAGCATTAGTAAAAGTATATAAAGGATATGAACCTATATTAGAAATGATCATAAAAATATTTATAGTGCTACATTAATTCCAGATAAAAGAATAGGCCTAGTTTCCTAGGCCTATTCCAGCGGGTAACGGAGTATTAAGCCCGCTTCATAACAGTTGACTCAGCAAGCGTACGCCAGTTAGCAGGGCTAATCTGTACAAGATCAGCAATCTTAAGAGCCATACGCATACTCAACTCGCGCAGTCTAGACTTGTTATCCCACATAAACTGCATTACCTGCTCGCCTTCGTCAAACTCAAATCCGTAATCACGAAAGAGTCCACCCTCAGTATCACGATGCACCTGCTTGATACGCAACATCTTGTCGCGCTCAGTATCAATCGTCAAGTCAAGAAAGTGACAGCGTGACTGCAACGCCTCAAGATGATCCTGCAACTTCTTGCTACGCAGGTTCTCAAACTTGATGTTAGTGATAAAGATACATGACCCGTTGAAGTCAAACGCATCAGGGATACCCTCACGGCGCAACATGCTGCTGTCACTGTTCCAGTAGATACGCCGACGCTTACCACTATCAAGAGCAGCCTTGAGAATGTTCAATGACAGGTCATCCATCAACACACTGTCACAATCGTCAAACACCAACACATGATTCTTGTCACTATGCTTGAACAATGTAGCATAGAGACCAAGAGCCGTCATAGCACCCTTGACGACCTCATACTTGAGGGGTCTGCTAGAAAGACGATCAAACATTGACGCCTTCTCTAACTGCTGCTCGACACCAAACGACTTACCAACGCCCGGGGGACCTGACACGATCATAGCACGAATGCCACCGTTCGTAGTCGCACGTGCCATTTCATCAAGAATCGCAAATCGCGTAGCAATGCGATCCATAGCCTCTTCATCAGTCTCCTGAACGACAGGGGCTGCAGGGACAAACTGCGAGACATTCGCAGGTGCCGAACCCTCAACAAATTCAAAATCACTCATATCTTCTACCTTCACCTTAATGTTATCAATAGCGATCGGGAAGATGCCATCATTACGAACAGTAATATAATTACCCTTCTTACCTTGCTGAAAACCCTTCACCAACTTGAATTCAGTATTGATGATCGGGATGTTACGATAAGACCCGTTGCGAACAAGAACAGTTGACATATATACTCCGTTAGTTAACAGTCAATATAGATATTATAGTACAACCCGTACCTAGGGTCAACAACTATAAATCCAACAAAATCAACGACTTACGATATCAAAAAGCCCTTGTTTCAGCAGGCCTACGTCCTCGTGACTCACATAGAAGTCCGTTGTAGGATCCCAGTACTGACCTGCTTTAGGGTCATAATATAACACCGATCCGTTAGGGTAGAAAAACGGACCTTCAAGACCCTTGCGTGGTTGCCATTTAGCATCACGCTCATTGAGAACCTTGTAACCCATATTAGCCCCAATCCTTAAAGTCGCCAGATTCTACTTGTTTAGTAAAACCAGTGTTATATTCTAGAATTTCCTCGTCGGTCATGTCATCCTCAGTAACCAACTCACTATTATAGGTATCACCCTTGTAATAATGGGGCTTAAAAGGACGACGATAATACGCATCTGCTGCTCCGCGATCATAAGGACCGCCGTGACGCTTATTCATGTCTGTCTCCGTACTCATACTGTGTAGATAGTATGCGCCCAAACTGTGCCTAGGTCAAGAACTATAAATCCATATAAATCAATCACTTACACAACCGTCTAAAACCGTCTAGGCTTGGATATAAACGACTCTGGCTAGACATATAGTATTGTAGCACTATACGCTAGCCAGGGCTTTTTGCGAGGTCCTATTACTTGCTAGATTTCTGTTCTAGAGATTGTAGCAGGTTGCGTGTTCGGACAATGTCCTCGACCCGTTCCAATTCACGCTGTTCACTTTCCAATGAACTCAACCTGATGCTATACATGATATAAATCAAATAAGCCAACATGCCAAACGCAAGAATGATTGGTGCGTATTCTTTACTGACGTAATTCAAAAAAGCAATAGTACCAAAAATCACTGCACTCACACCAGCAACATCGCCGGCAGCCTTCAACTTCAAGTTCATATCTATCTCCTTTAAGTTAGTACTTTATAAGAATACACTACACTATATATTGTGTCAAATAGAAGTTACCCAATTACTGATTGTCCTTCTTTAAACTCTTATAGAAGTCTTCCAGTTCAAGTAAAGCAACCTTATATGTATAGGCGAAGTATGCAAATAGAATTAAAAAGCCTACCCAAAAAATATACTCGCCGTAATTTGGACTTAAAATTTTAAGACCTATCATCAATGCACCGCCCACAAGGCCCGCAAATAGAATTTCAAATAGTGCTTTCATTTTGTTTGTCATGTAATCTCCAAATATTAATCTTACTGATACCTTAATATATGTAACCTGTCTATCTCACTGCGAAATGTTTTTATGCCGTCACAGATAGCATACGGCATGTTGTCAACCTTAAGTTTAATAAATGTATCATTATAAACACAAACTTCTATGTTAATGCCTTGATAGGTAAAGTTGATACAGGTATATTTGTTATTTGGTACAACGATAGGTTTTGAGTCTAGGTAATTTTTTTGTGTATTGAGGTAGGAAGTGATAAGGTGTGTGATATGTGACATCATCAAGATACCGTAACATCTTCCATGCCAGCAGTACGCAGGCGAACGATATGGCCAAGTTGCCATTGCTTGCTATCAAGACCCTTCATGATACCCAACCACTTGTTACGCAAGAGTGCTACCTCGTTGATTAGTACTTCAAAGTCAATAACTTCATCTTCGCCGTCAACATACTTTTCAGCATCACGGCTTGTCAGGGCCCTGTTATATCCTTCCAGATATTTCTGAAAGTATTTACGCCTTAGTTTGCGTAATTGTATGTTGAGATAATTCAATACCGCTTCAATCTCTTGTAATTGATTGAAACGTTGTTCTGTGATACCGGGTAGGCTTGAGATATTTTTCTCTACCTTTCCACCTACTCGGCAATCCCATTTTGCTTGCTCTAATTCTGATTCATAGTGTGCTATGAAATCAGGGATTACAGATAGATCAGTTGTGATTCTGGTATACCAGTTCATTCATCACCAATTATCGTCGTAATCCTCATCTTCCTCTTCTTCCTCTTCGTATTCTTCGTCCTCATCTTCTTGTGATGCGATATATGCCTTGACAGCATCCATCACATCACTATCTCTACGAAACTCTGCCTTAATATCACTGGCTTCGTAATCATTTTGAATGAGAACATCAACAAGTGATTCGGCAGCATCTGGAAGATTTGCTTCATCAATTTCTGACTTGATGGCGCGCCATACTTCGTGAACAACAGTAATACTCATCTGTATTATTCCTCCGCTACAGAATTTGTATTACTTATCTTTGTTTGACGGTTTTGATATTCTGACATTACTTTGTCAAGACAACCATCTTCGTT